GGATTGCTGGCTTTTTTGCCCGCAGTTTGTTTGACGCAGATTTCGTATCAAACCCACGCGCCGGTTGTAACTTTGGTTTGGTCGGTGCCGTTGCTGTGCTTTGGGATACGGCAACAGTTTCAAAAGGACTATTGAAATACGCCAATACTACTGTGGAAGAGTTTGGTACAAACGGACCGCAGTACAGCTCCAGCGCCAGCATCTGGGCCGCTGCTAAAGCGTTAGGGCATCAAGTAATTCGGACAAAATTGCTGACGAATACAACATCGACAGACGGCTGGACTACCACAGCAAACCAGACAAAAATCGCAGGTTGGACAACGCCAGGCGGTGATCGCATTGTCTTTAACGGACAAATTGCGGCACAGGAAGGTGTCCTATTCGATGAGTTTGTTGACTTCGATGCCGAGGCACTTTACGGAGTTGATCGTGATTTATGGGCACCTAGCAAGACCGCTGACGGCCTACACCCAAACTCCACATTGCACGAAGCTATGGCAGTCAAGATGCGTTCTGTCTATGCCGCACTACCTTGACCTGCGGGCCGGTATCGCGGCCATGTCATGACGCGATTCAAAAACAAATCCAAACCCGCCCCGGCGGGTTTTTTTACGCCTGTAGTTGTGCCAATTTCCCCCTGATTTCAAACGCCCAAAAATTTGAACATCAGGGCCATGACTACAGCCCAAAAACTGCCCACCACCCTCAAGCCTGGCACCAAGCTAAAGCGCGGGTTTTTGGTAGAGCGCAGCGCCACTGATGTAGAGGCCCGCACCGTCACCCTGGCATTTGCGTCCGAATTCCCTTGCGAGCGCTGGTGGGGCATCGAGATTTTGGATTGCACCGCCACCGCCATGCGCGCAGGCCGCCTCACCAGTGGCGGCCCCTTGCTGTGCGACCACGACACCAAAGATCACATCGGAGTAATCGAATCTGTCCATCTGGGCGCGGACCGGGTGGCCCGCGCTGTAGTGCGCTTTGGTAAGAGCGCTCGGGCCGAAGAGATTTTTCAAGATGTTGTAGACGGCATTCGCCGCAACGTCAGCGTTGGTTACCAGATTCACCAGGCCGTACTGGTGCAGACGGATGACGACAAAGACACCTACCGCGTCACCGACTGGGAGCCCTACGAAGTCAGCTTCGTGTCCACCCCGTTTGACCCAACGGTGGGCGTTGACCGCAGCGCCGACGAATCCCCGGTTATTCAAATCCCCCCCCTATTTCTTAAGGAGTCCACCGTGACCACTGCCACCACTGATCCTGTTGCTGCACCTGCAGCCCCCGCCATTGCCGACAGCGCCATCCGCGCTGCCGAAGCCAACATCCGCAAGCAACACAACGAAATGCTCGCACTTGGCGAAACCCATGCCCGTTTTAACGGCACCGTCCTGGCTAAACAGGCCATCGAAAAAGGCGAGACCGTAGACCAGTTGCGCAACCAAATCATGAACGCCATGACCGCCGCGCAAACCACGCAGGTCACCAACCTCGATTTGTCCAAGGGCGATCAAAAACGCTTCTCTGTGTTTAAGGCTATCCGCGCCCTGAGCGGTGGCAATTGGGCAGACGCTGCTTTCGAGCGTGAATGCCACGAAGAGATTTTGAAGCGCAGCGGCCTCACCGAAGCCATCCACAACGGCTTCTATATGCCCGCCGACATCCAAAAGCGTGATTTGACTGTGGCAGCCCCCACAGGTGGTGGCAACCTGGTTGCTACCGACCTCAAGGCCGCCAACTTTATCGACCTGCTGCGCGCCCAAAGCCGCTTGGTCCAGCTCGGTGCCACCATGCTCCCTGGCTTGGTTGGCAATGTGACTGTGCCCAAACTCACCGGCGCGGCCACTGCCTACTGGCTCACCAATGAGGCCACCGCCATCACCGAGAGCCAGCAAACCGTTGGCCAGTTGGCCTTGTCTCCCAAGACCATTGGCGCATACACCGAGCTGTCCCGCCAGCTGCTGCTGCAAAGCACGCCCGCTGCCGAAGCCATGGTGATGAACGACTTTGCCAAAATCCTCGCCCTGGGTATTGACCTGGCTGGTTTTGAAGGCTCTGGCGCATCTGGTCAGCCCACTGGCATCAGCGCCACGGCTGGTATCGGCTCGGTCACAGGCGGCTCGTTGGCACTGGCTGGCATCATCGAATTTCAAACCGATGTGGCCGCCAGCAACGCACTGGCCCTGGGCAGCGCCTACGTCACCACGCCATCCATTGCGGGCCTGCTCAAAGGTCGCGCCCGCATTGCCAGCACCGACAGCAAGTGCTTGTGGGAAGGCAACATTCTGGAGGGCGAGGTGGACGGCTTCCGTGGCGTCACCAGTACCCAGCTCACCGCTGCATCCATGATCTTTGGCGACTTCTCGCAAGTCGTCATTGGCGAGTGGGGCATGTTGGAAATTGCGCTCAACCCCTACGCCAGTTTTGCCGCAGCCATCACCGGCATCCGCGCCATCCAGTCGGTGGATGTGGGTGTGCGCCAGGCCGCAGCGTTTAGCCGCGCTACCTCCATCACTTGATAGGCCAACGGGCCAGCCACACCCGGCTGGCCCGTGCCTAGCACTGGAGCACACGCACCATGGCCACGCCAAACAAACAGGGCAGCAAAGACGCTGCCAAACCCTACACCGTTGCCCGCGCCTTTTACTGGGGCGGCGAAGTGGCTGCTGTGGGCAGCGTACTACAGCTCACCGCAGCAGACGCGGCCCAACTACTGGCCGCCAACAAGGTTGTGCCCGGTGAGCCGGTCAAGGACAAAGCCGCTGCAAAAGCAGAAACCAAACAAGACAAGCCCGCCAAGGAGCCCACACCATGAGCCAATTCAACTTCCCCGGCAACTCCACCACTGTGGCGCTGCTGGCCGCAGCCTCCTGCGCCAACACTGCCGCCGCCACCGGCACAGGTGTTGACCTGGTGGACTACGAGGGTCCTGTAGTTATCGTGCAAAACCACGGCGTCAGCACCGGCACGCTGGACGGCAAGATCCAAGACAGCGCCGACAACACCAACTTCAACGACGTTACCGGCGCTGCATTCACCCAAAGCACCACCACGGCAGACATCAAGTCCATCGCCTTGCAGAGCAAGCAAGTGCGCCGCTACATCCGTTACCTCGGCACCGTAGTCACGGGCCCGCAGGTTGTTGGTGTGTCCATGACTGGCGTGAAGAAGTCCGTCTAACCCAGCAAGTGCCATGTTCGCCGAAGACCTGACCGCATTCTTCAACCCTGCCGAAATGGCCGATACCGTCACGCTCAACAGCGTGGCTGTGTCTGCCATTTTTGACAACGGTTATGCGCTTGGGTCCGTTGGCAGCATGGGCATGGCGGGTGCGCAGCCCAGCCTTGTGCTCCCCACTGCCAACGTGCCTGCCAACCCGGTGGGCAAGCTGGCTGTGGTGGGTGCAGTCACCTACCGGGTGGCCGAGCACCAGCCAGACGGCACCGGCATCAGCACCCTCATTTTGGAGCGCACAGCGTGACCGCCATTGCATCCATTGTGGGGGCCATTGTGGCCGCGTTGTCTGCTGGCACGCCCGTGTCGGCGCACATCTTTCGCGCCCGCGTGCGCCCTGTGCCCGATGAGGCTACCAACGCCGTGGCCGTGCGTCCTGTGTCTGCGCTGCCAGATCGCTCCGACATTGGCGGCGCTCCGGTGGACTTTACGACCAATATTGCGGTGGAGTGCTACGCCCGCAGCGCCACCACCTCGCCAGATTTGGCGGTAGACGCCTTGCTTGAGTCCGTCTACGCCCGCCTCATGGCCGACGCCAGCCTGGGCGGTTTGGTGATGGACCTCAACCTCACCGGCATTGATTTCAATTTTGACGCCGACGCCCTGCAATCGGGCAGCGCCACCCTCACTTTTGCTGTGCGCCACCGCACCAGCAGCACCACGCTCACCTAACCCACAGGGACACCACCATGGCATCCAGACTCATCCGCAACACCGCCATTTTGGCCAAGATCGAAACCACCTATGGCGTGGACCCCACCCCCACGGGTGCGGCCAATGCCATGTTGGTTACCAACCTCAGCATCACCCCCATCAACGCCAACAATGTGGACCGCGACATCATCCGCTCCTACCTGGGTGGCTCCGAGCAACTGCTGGGCACCCGCTTTGTGGAGATGTCTTTTGATGTGGAGGCTGTCGGCTCCGGCACCGTGGCCGTGGCACCTGCCTGGGCACCGCTGGTGCAGGCCTGTTTGTGCACCGAGACCGTCACCGCCACATTCCGCGTGGACTACACCCCCAAAACCAATGCGGGCTCGGATGATTCGGTCACCATCTACTGGTACGACGACGGTGTGCTGCACAAGGCCACTGGTGCCCGTGGCAACCTCACCGTGGGCATGCCTGTGGGCGGCATCCCCAAGCTGGGTTTCAAATTTATCGGTGTGTACAACACCCCCACCGCAGTCTCCAACCCCGCCACCACGCTCACCGCATTTATGCAGCCCCAGGTGGTTACCGACAGCAACACCGGCGACATAACCATGGGTGGCACCCACACCACCACCATTGCCCCCGCCATTGTGGGTGGCACGGCCTACCCCAGCCAGGGCATTGAGGTGGACTTTGGCAACAGCGTCAACTTTACCCCCTTGCTGGGTGGCGAGACCATCGACACCACCGCCCGCAGCGTCACCGGCAAGATGGTGCTGGACCTTACTGCCGCGCAAGAGGTAAGCATGATTTCCGCCGTAGAGGCGGGCACCCTCACCACCCTGGGCCTGTCCCACGGCACCGTGGCCAACCGCAAATTCATGTTGTGGATGCCCAGCGTGCAGCTCATCAACCCCGGCAAGGCCGAGATCAACGGCAAACGCATGGTCAGTTTCGACCTGCGCATTTTGCCCAACACCGGCAACGACGAAATCCGCCTCATCACCAGCTTCGCCTAATGTTCAAACTCAACCCCGACCCCACATTTTCGTGCGCCGTGCAGCTCAGCGTGCCCGGCGAGGCCAAGCCCCGCGTGGTGCAGTTTGTGTTCCGGCACAAAAGCAAGCCCGAACTGCGCGCCTGGACGCGCGACGGCTTTGGCAAGAGCGACGCCGCGCTGCTCGATGAACTCATTGTGGATTGGTCCGACATGGTGGATGACAAGGGCGCAACCGTGCCCTACAGCATCACCGCGCTGGAGGCCGTCATCACCAAATACTGGGCAGCGCGCGAAGAGATCACCGACGCGTATTTGCACGAGTTGCGGGAGTCCAAATGAAAAAAC